CCCGCCTATACTGTAATAGCTCGTGTAGTCCGCGGGCCTGTCGGCGGTGCTCATCGACGCGACTTTGACCCCGTCGATGAGCAGGTAATAGTCGTCGCCGTTCTCCGTCATCTCGACGTGGTGCCACCGGCCGAGCTGGATGGAACCGATGCCAGAGGCTATCGTCGACTTCTCTGAGCCTGCCGCCACCAGGTTGTAGATGACGATACCCGAGGTATTCACATAGAGCCGGTGATAATTGTTCGCATCGGTCGCCTGGGCCCAGATGGTGCTCACGGCGTTGAAGGAGTTGAAGTAGACCCATTCGTCGGTCGACCAGACCCCTCCAGACACATTGAAGTCGGCATGGTCGGCGCAGTAGAGGACCGAAGTCGCAGCCCCGGTGAAGGAAAAGGAATACGTCCCGAACTTCGGGTTGCTCGAGGAGTATGTCACGGAGGACGCAGTGAAGGTGTGTCCCTTTCCCGAAGAGTCATCGGCGTTGTTCTCACCGTGCAGGACGACCATGGTGTACTCATCGATGCCGCCGCCCGTCGTCGTCATCGTGGCCACGTTCTGAGCGTCGTCCATGAGGTTCTGGACCTTGTCGGTATAGTCGTAAATGACCTGGCTGTCCGGGTTGGCGATGAAAAAACCACCGATTTTCGCCTCGTCACCACTCCAAATGAGGTTCTCCTTACCGTTGCAGTAGATGAGCGTCTCCGCGGGGGCGATCGAGAAGTACCCCTTTCCCGAACCCGCAGCATCCGTCCACAGGACGTCTATCTCAAAGTCGCCCGTGTTCGGTATGGCGGTCTTGTTCTGGAGGATGACCGAAGCTGACAGGTCGGAATTGTACGCCTGCGCCAGGAGATGGGACTCTGCCGGCTGAGATTTCGTGTAGTGGAAGGCACTGCGCACCTTCTGGTAGGTGTCGTGCATGACGGTCGTGTTGATCTTCGTCATGCCGGAGACGCCCTCCAGGTGCGTGTCGGTGTACCTCAGGTTTGTCAGCTGCTTGTAGTTGAGGCCGAGGTCGACACCCTCATAGGCGGGGATCCACTTGCCGGTGAGGGGGATAACCTTCTTCGGGTATGGCTGGTATGTGAGGTCCGTCGGTTGCTGGAGCGCCAGGTTCATCCACGCCTCCTATATGAACCCGTTCTTGCGACGGTCCCCTTCCCTGTCACGCGAATAGACGACAGACATGACCGCCGAATTCTTCCCCCGGTCGTACTGCCCCTGATACACCGCCCCGAGCTGCGGGTTCGACCATACCTTCTCGGGCATCAACATGAGACGGGCCTTCGTCCCCGCCGCTATGACCTGGTGCCACTCCTGGTAGAAGACGTCCTCGATGGTCGTGACCGTCGTCAGCGGCTTGAAGGCAACCTGCAGGTACAGCTGGACCGCCGCAGCATCAAAGGGGTACATGATGATGCTGGTCGCCGTGCCAGGGTACCAGAACCGGGTCCGGCTATCCAGCACCGACTCGATATCGGTGAGATCATCGGTGATGACCCTGCGGACGGCGTCGTATGGGATACCGTCGACCCTGAGGCTTAGGATGTCGAGAGGCTGATAATGCTCGAATGCTGCGGGGGTCGGAATGGTTATCTGGTTGTTGGGTGCGGTTGGATCCGCCGCCAGAACCTCGTGCTTGAACCCACTGTTGATGATGCCGGTACCCGCGAAGTCCTCGAGGGTTTCCTTCACCTTCGTCTCAATAAGCGGGTACGGACACCCGATCACGTCGGGAAGCACTTCATTGACCAGGACAGAGATGCCTGTCGACATTACCGGGTACCTCCCTTTTCAGTCGCCTTGTTGGGGTCGTCCTCCTTCTTGCGCTCCTCGCTGAGTCCGAGATCCGTCATAAACATTCCGAGGTAGCCGGCCGCCAGGGTCGGTTGTTTCTTCAGCCATGCGCGATGGAGCATGAAGAGCATGATGGCGTTCTCGTAGTTGTCGTCGATGGGGATGGTGGCCCCCAGGGCTATGGCCGCGGGCACCGCGCTGTGCCTCATCTCCACGTACCCCATTCCGGTAGCCGGCTGGGGCGGATAGACGTAGAATGTCTTCGGGTCGTCCTTCGGGTCATAGATCCAATGGACGACCGTGGCACTCGCCGTGGCCGCCATCCATGCGGGCAGGGCCGCGTTCATCTCATCCCGGCCGACGAGCGTGACGGCGTTCCCCGGGGTGTTCCCGTCGGCGCCCATGTTCCGGATGATATCCTTGAGAGAGATCCCGGAGGCCGGAAGCGCCTGCTTCGCCCCCGCAGCAAGTTGCACCGGTGCGGTGACGACGTAGGCGTCCGGCTTGAGGATGCATATTCTCTCTATGGCGTCGTTGAGGTGGCCGAGGAGTTCGGCCTCGCCCCAGGTGTTGTTCCCGGGATCCTGGAGCGTTCCCTCGACCCTGTCGACGATGCTCTGGCCTGTCAGCGTTCCCATTCCTTACCCTGCTGCAAGCTGTCTCGCCTGCTCGAGCTCCTTGATCTTCTTGATCATGCCCATGCGCTTGTCGTCGGGACCGAACTCATAACCGTACAGGTCCTTGGCATACGCCCTGAGTTGGGGCTCCTTGAATCCCATGAGCGCCCCCATGGTGACCGGTTCGACGGCGGGCTTGCTGTCCGCTGCCGGCGGAGCTGCCGGATCTCCGGAAGCGGGCGGGGGCGGTGTGACCGGCGGTACGGGGTCGGGTCCTTCTATGCCGTCGCCGCCCAACTGGTCCTTCGGTCCTCCGTCGTCTTCATTCAACATCTCACGGGCGGCCTGCGCGGGAGTCTGGGCCTCTTCCGCTGAAGCAGCCGCGGGGGCTCCGGTGCCGTCCGGTACGTTGGCTGCCGGCGGCGTCGCAGCTGCCGCAGGAGGCGCAAAGGGCTTCTCAGCGCCGATGTTGCCGGGAGGAGTCAGTCCTTCCCGGGAAACGCCCACGATCCGGAACATGCGGGGGTTGACGGCCATCATGTTGGTGGCGTCCTGGTCGGTCATGTCGACCGTGGTGTTGGGACCTTCCACGACGTATTTCTGTGACAGGAAAGGAAGGGAGAGGATGAAACCGCTCTTCTTTCCCAGGTATTCGAGCCTAATCATGGCTTGCCTCCTTTACAGTGACTTCCGGCGCCTCCATGACGCGCCGCACCAGTTCGACATCCTGCCGGGCGTATCCCGTCAGGGTATTGCATGCGTTCCTGAGGGTCTGGTATTCGGCCTCCTCGAGGAGAACATCGGGGCCAGGCGCCTCGGCGATCTTCGTCGCGAGAGCGTTGTTCGCAAGCAGACCCGCTCCATTGAGCCTCAGGTTCGGGGCGAGGAGCATATCCGCCAGGGAATCCCTGACGTCGTAGTCTGTCTCCGTGCCGTTGACCTTCACCTTGTAGTTCGTTACCGCCAGTTTCCTCATGTACTGCTCCTTTCTTGTGTTGTATGAGGGGAGGCCGAAGCCCCCCCTTCGTACCCTTACTGCACGGCCGTCGCCAGCGGGATGTATCGGATGTTTCCGTTCACCCTGACCCGGAGGGCTTCCGTGCATGCCGCGTTCATCGTGGCCGCCGTGATGGTGCTGACGTGCATGTTGCCCGCGGCCTCCTCGCCCGTGGGGACGTGCATGGAGAAGAGGTTCTTCACCTTCCCCTGGGCCGTCGAATTGCCGCCCTGGACGGTGAAGTCCATGACGGAGAACTCAGTCACCGCGCTGGGATCGGAATCGTCCCCGTCGCAGTAGACCTCCGCCTGAATTGCCGAGTAGGTCCCGCCCGCAGGCATCGCACCGTTGGGGATATGCAGGGTGGCTTTCACCGCCCGGCCTTCCCCCGTGACTTTCGATGTGGCGTATGCCGAGAAATTGAGGGAGATGTGCGCCCCTCTCGCATTGGCGGCCGCCACGCCTTCGACCGTGGCAAAGGCCCTGAGGGCCTCGCCGGACTGACCGGCCCCGGCCAGGTAATGCCGCCAGTACAGCCCCTCGCTGTCGCCGCCGCCGGTATTCTTCGTGTAGAACGAGGCCATCTTCTGCCCCGCGACCGCCGTGGCGACAGGGTCCGCTGATTCACCGCCGCCCAGGATCAAACCGGCGTGGGTCTTGAGCCCCAGGCTTATCATGAAGGCCTGCGGAGCGTCCTCGTACTTTCTTCCCCTCCACGAAGGCCAACCTTGCAAATCTCCCATATCAAATCACCTCTCTCGTTAGAGAAGGGGCTGAGAGCCCCCTCTCGTTCGGTTACTCAGCCGCTACACTCCCGCGTCGTCTTCCGCCGTGGCGTTCACGTCCTCGATCTCGTCGTCGTAGGTCGGCATGACGTAGAAGACGGTGCCCTCGATGTACTTGTCCACGGGCCAGCCGTTGGCACCCGCAAACTCGATGTCGATCCAGGACTCAACAGCAAGAGGCGTTGGCCGGCATGTCTCTGCCGCCGCCGTCTCGTCGGACAGCCGCCAGTATCCGGCGGACCCGCCCGTGAGATTGGTCTTGATGTCGGTGTGCGTCGTTCCGTCGGACGTTGCGCACCGCCTCACGTTCAGGGTGTTGGTTCCCCCGCCGGCCTCCCATCGCATGTGCATGTCCTGAAGAATGGCACCTGCAGGAAGCTTCACGGCCCTTGCGACGCTGTTCTGTTCAAGGGCAGCGCCCCCGTCGGCTGCCGCGGCGATATGCATCCTGAACGATTTTGCCTTCACTGCGCCGTCAAGGGTTTCCTTCACGGCCACCTTTGCGCTTCTCATGAGAATGGTTACTGCTGCCATGTTTGTGTACCTCCGTGGTTACACAGGCAGGAGCGGGATTGCCCCGCTCCTATCGTGCTTATTCTCTACCCGCTAGGTCGGGTCTTCATAGTAGGTGTCGACCGCGATGACGCCGAAGTCCTTGCTGTTGTAGCGGGACTTCTTGATGCCGTATATGGCCCCTGCCGTGATGGCCAGGGCGTTGCCCCTGTCGTCCGTCTCCTCGTTCCAGCTGTAACGGCCGACGCCGGTGCCGTTGCCGCCCCAGGCGACCATGCCTGCCTGAGCGCCGAGGAAGAGGGCCCTGGCTGCCGTGACGGTGCCACCCGAGCCGTAATCGCTGAACCGGATCACGTTGCGGTGCTTGTGGAGGACGACGCCGTTGAACTCACCGAGGGCGTTTTTGTAGATGAGGCTCGTCTGCCCGTCGGTGTTCTTGTGGAGGTCCATCCAGTCGTTATTGCTGACGGACTTCCTGAGGGCGAATGCTTGGAAGATGTGCATGAGGAGAACGAACTTGTGCTCGCCGTCGATCATGAAGGGGAGCATCTGCGGGTCCATCGTCTCGACCTTGGCCACGAGCCTGTCGATGAGCGTCAGGACCATTCCGTCAGCCGCGTCGAGGTCGTTCTTGGCCGTCGCGTCGCCACCGTAGATGATGTGGTCGCTGTCAGGCGCTATCAGGGCGTTGCCGGCCCTGCCATTCCAGCCGAGCGGGAAGTGAAAGGACGTGTCGATGCCGCGGGCACCGGCCAGGTACATCATGAACTGCTGGTCGTAGTCCTCGGCATACCAGGTGGACAGGGCGTCCCGGCCCTCTTTCCGCATGTTGTAGGGAACCCTCTGCTCGGACATCTTGCCCTTGCTCTTGGTGCCCTTCCGCCTCTGGTTGATGGTGAGGGTATCGTTGAAGAAGCTGAGCGCCTCTTCCGCCGTGGTGCCCTCGATCGGGTTGTCACCCTCGACACCGTCGCCGTCGAGCTTCATGCGCAGACCCACGGTGATCGTCTCACCGGCCTGCTTCTGAAGTTCCTTCTTGATCTTGATGAGGGCATCGTCGCCGGTGCCCATGAACTTGCTGAAATACTGCTTGGTTTCTGCCTCAACGGCCAGCGAATCGCTCCAGCGCTGTACCGCAAGGGGATGTCCCAATGTGAATTCTGTTGCTCCCATGTCTTATACCTCGCTCGTTGTTGCCGGTACGTCCCGCACGCTAACCCCCCAGAAGCCGCCGCTGGTCAGCCTCGGACAGGTTCCGGAAGTCGTCTTCCGTGATGGTCTGCCCGGTGTCCTCCGGTACGATGGTCTGTGCAGGGTTGTCGCCGAGACTCTTGTAGACCCCGGCATCGGTTTTTACTTTCTCCATCACCTGCTCCGTGATGGACCTGGTGAGCTCGTCGCGTATCCGCGTCTCGCCCTGGTAGAGGTTGTGGATGAGCCTGAGGGTCGCCACGGCGCCCCTGCCCAGGTAGATCCCGGACTTGGCACCCCGCTGCACGATGACCGTGGCGGGATCCGTGAGTGCGGCCAGCAGGTCGCCATCCATGCCGTGCTGCTCAGCGAACGTCATGAGACGCTCGTTGATGTCGCTCTTCTCGTCGTAAAGGCCCGGCACTTCCTGGGCCATGGCCTCTCTGCTCGTGTTGATGATGGTGGCAGCGTTGCGTTGCGCGGCCTCGCTGACGGACCTCTGCTGCCGGTCATGCTCCGCCGCGGTGTGCTGGGCCTCACGGTAGTCCGCGAGTCTCTTGATGTACCGCTGCGCCTCCGCGTAGTCCGTGGTCACGAGTTCGTCGTACTCGTCGTCGGAGAGCTCCTTGAAGTCCTTGAACTTGTCGAGGGGGTTTGCCTGTGGGGCCGTGACCCCGCGCTGGATCTCTCCCTGGAGCTGGCTGATCACCTGTTGCGCTTCACCGAGCTGTTGTTCCAAGGTCCGCCGTGCCTGACGCTCTCCCGTGAGTTCCCGCCTGATGCCTTCCGTGGCCTTTACTACCGGGTCCTTGCCGGCATCTTCCGCTGCCTTTGCTGCCGCCTCCTGCTCCGGGGTCTGGGCTTCCTTGCCGGGTTCGCCTGCCGGTGGGGGCGCCACCGCTTCTTTCGCCCCTGGCTCTGCCGGTGGTGTTGCGGCGGCCGCTGCTACGCCGTCGCCTGCTTCCTCTCCCGTGAGCTCCGCCTCCGAGAAACGCGTTTCGTCGCCGAAGAGGGACTCCCGGGTGTCGGTTATGTCGCTCTTCTCTTCCAAGGTCGTTACAGGCCCTTCAGGGACAACGATGCTCGGCGCGTCTGCGGCCGCCGGGGCTGGTGCTGCCGGCTGTGCCGCGGGTGCGGGTGCGGGTGCTGCTACTGATGTGATGCCGCCTTCCGGTGTCATGTGCTGCCTCCTTTTTAACGTCCAGGTGGACGAGTCATGCTCTGTCGGGGCATGTCCCGAAATAGAAAAGGGCCGGATCGACAACGACCTTGAGGTCCCTCTGCCTCCGTCTGTGAAGACTGCGAGGCTGGATCTCCGTCCGTTCTCGGCCCGGCCCAAATGGTGCTCATCGCCGTGATGCTATTCGGTTGTGGGTGATACTATCTCAACGGTCTATCCTCCGTCGCTTCCGTCACTTTAATGCTGATCTCCCTGATGGTGATCAGTTTCAGGTCCGGGGTCTTCCTGAATTCCACGGTCGAGAAGAGGCCGTGCTTCTCGCACAGCTTCTCGAACTCCCGCAGAACAGCGATGGCCCGGTCCTTGGTCATCAGCCATCATCCCCATCGTAGATGTCAGCCTTCCCGGCTAGGACCAGGTAGGCGTCGTGGATCCGCCGGCAATAGCCCCGCAACCTCTGCCGCAGCCTGATTGTCCATGGCACAGGCGTAACGTCCCGCGCAAAAAGCTTTCCAAACTGTGTCCAGAAGAGCGTTGACCTTTCCAAGTCCTTGAGGAGCCAGTCTTCCCAGACCTTAATGCTCATACTCAAACGAGCATTTGCTTCGGTTTGTTGGTGCGCCAAGCGCCATGCAAGCCCTTCGTGGCCCCAGTTCACAGAGCTGCCCGCCTTCTCCGCGCTGAGCAAGGTTCCCGGCGGAATCGTCCCTATGACGATGCGGTCCTTCACGCCGTCTCCTCCTCCACCTCAGCGCCCTCGATAAAGGGCGCGAGCATGTTCATGTCCGCCGGTGACAACCTCACGCCTGTCGCCTCGAGCTCCGCCATGGTAACGGGCTCATACCAGATTTCCATCTCCGTCGTCGCCATGTACGTCTTGACTTCTTCGGTGAACTGCCGCTCGTGCTCCTTCTTGATCTGTTTGCCCTCGGTGGGTTTGCCTTCGCCATCCAGAATGGTCTCCCCGTATTTTTCGAAAAGTTCTTCCCTCAGCTTCTCCACGTGTTTTGCGGCTTCGCGCGCCGACCTCAGGAGCCGACCGAAACGATAAGCGAGCCTGAGGGGAAGATCCAGATTCGCCAGTTTGTTGAGGCCTACGGGGCCGCTGCTAATCGCACTGCATAACTGCTCTACTGTCGTGTGCATAATGCTCCTTTCATTGTAGTGGTTGCCCGCCCAGTCTCTTGCGGGTTATGAGATTCAGGACCGCGTCCGGTTCATTGTCCCGAATATATCGCCTGAGTTTCTCTTCCCCGTGCTGCCGAAGAACAAAGTCGGACGGCGTGTACTGCCATCTATCGTTCACCTTTTCCCACCTGCCGCCAGGCGTCGCATCCGAATGGTACCTGCTGTCGGTCGAAAACGTGATGTGGTTCGGGAGTTTGAACTCGTCGGGGTAATGTCCCTCCGACTTCGCGGGCCCGTACTTCTTGTGGTAGCCTTCATAGTCGTAATCAGACATCTCCCTCTCTCATGTCGCAGCCCTCTATCGTGCACGCTCCGCACATCCGGCTGCCGGGGGCGTTCGGGAAGGTCCGGCACATGCCCATGGCATAGTTGTCGGCCACCGACCCGCCGTGCTCCCTCATGTTCCACGCGAGGAAGTTGCGCCCGTTCGGCGCCTCGCGGTGGCTCCTGAAGTACTTCTCTTCCTTGGCCGCGAAGGCCCTCTCTTCCTGTTCGGTCATGCCGTCGCCGCTCCTTTCTCGTCCCTGACAAGCCCCTGCTGATAATCCCGCATCTGCTCCGCCTGCCGCTGCTTTGCCCTGTCGGCAACATCCGCTCCGACCTTGAAGCCCTCGATGTCCGCCTTGGCCTTGGCCACCTTGACCTTCATGATGTCAACTGGATCGCCGTTCTTCACGGAGTCGATCTGTGCCCGGAGGAGGTCGTTCTCGAGCTGCGCCTTCTCGAGGGTGAAACCCTTGAGCTGCTGCTGGAACTGAGCTTCCGCCTGAGCCTGAGCCTTATGCTGTTCGAGCGTGTCGATGATCCGCTGCTTGCGCTCCTCTTCGGACAGGTCCTCGTCTCCCGGCCGGACCCCGACGATCTCCTTCAGCTTCTCCATGAGCATGTCCTTGTTCGGCAAGCCGCTGAGGTCCATGGCTATGAGCATGATGTGCGGGGTCATCTCGGGCGGGGCCTTCTTCGCCCACTCGATGAGAAGGTTCATGTTCTGTTCTCTCACGGTATCCGTCGGCGGGGCCTCTGTGATGAGAATGTCGAACATTCCCTGGGTGACATTGTTCTTGACCACGTAGGCGCCCTTGCGCTGGTCGAAGACGCGCTCGTTGAGGGACACGTACTTCTCGGCACCGGTCATGCGGTCCGTGACCCTGAGGACCCGCTCGCCCGTCCACTGCCCCTGTATCTCGGCCACCTGGAGGAGCCCCAGCATCCGCTGCGATCGGCGGAGGTTCTCGGCCAGGGGCGCGAGGATGATGGACGATTGGGCCTGTCTCTTCTCCTGCGCGACACCGGAGAGGGCCTGGCCCTTGTAGCCTGCCTGCTCGTCGTTGGCGCCGCTGATCTCCTTGAGCTCGCGCTCGCTCTCGTGGAGCATAAGGACCTGGGCCTGAAGGGCGCCCTTCTCGATGCCTTCCTGGATCTTGAAGGCTCCTGCCTTACCGGGGGCGACGACCATGAAGCCGTCGAGTTTGTTCGCCTCCTCGTAGAGGTGCTCGAGGGCGGTCTTGGCGGTGGCTCCTTCCGGAACCACGTCGGACTCTGCCACAACGCGCCGCTTCTGGAGGAGCGCCAGCGTCATGCTCCGCCGCTTGTTCACCTCGATCTGCTGGCCCTTGAGCTGCTGCGGGACGCCGTAGGGGAAGCCGAACCGGTCCAGGTACCCGACGAAAGGGACGAAGGGGTAATAGTCGTGGTTGAAAGGCGACGGGCCGTCATAGAGGACAATGTTGTCCAGGAAGGAGGTCGTCCACATCCTGCGGACCGTGGCCCACACAACCTCATCCGCGGCCTGGACCATGGCGAAGGCCTCCATGACGTCACCCTTGAGCGGAACCTCGCGGGCCGTCTGGTCCCTGAACTTGGCCCAGAGGCTCTTCTGCGACACCGGGTACCACATCTCCACGGGGCGAACCCGCCGACGCTGCCGGGAGCGGCCGCCGAAGGTGCTCTTCAGGTCCTCGACCTGCTGCGCCTCGTCGTACCAGATGTTCAGCGCGGAGTTCTGCCGGCCATCCGTGACCTGATGAGAGTAGGCCTCCAGTTCCTCGCGCTTGTCGGGGTAGTCGTCCATGAGCGCCTCGATGTCCATCCATGGCTGGTGGAAGACGTACCGGCACTTGTCCGGGTCGAGCCACGGGCTGGCGTACGGGTCCCACCACATCTCCTTCCAGTCCCGTGAGGACACGCGGATCTTCTCCCTGCGGGGATCCCTGTCGTGGCCGAGCATGAGCCAGCCGATGCCCGGGACTATCTGGCTCCTGTAGGCCTGTGTGATGAGAAATTCGGTGCCGCTCTGGTCGTTGATGAACTGGATGCCCTCGCTCATCAGCTGCCCCATCTCAGCGTCCTTATGGGTCCGGCCCTTCGCGCCCGTATTGAACTTGTTCACGATCTGCAGGCCAAGGAGGAGGTTGACCGTCGGGAAGATGCGGTTGATGGTCAGGGGATCGATGCCGGCGTTCTTGAGCTCGTCGTACTGGAGCGACGTGTACTGCTGGCCGTCGACGAACTCTTCGGCGACCCAGGACTCCGGCCGCCAGATGGTCGCCACTTCCTGCGCCTCGCGCACGAACTCCTGCAGCTGCACCAATGAGTATCGGTCCTGACCCAGTTTCACATTTGCCCCCTGAGCTCCTCGCCCATCAGTTCACTCCGAACGACACGGGGAACATCCGCATCACGTTATTCTTTATGTCGCGGATCCCCCAGATGAGATTGCGAAAACTGTCCTGCGGCCTCGTTGCCGGGATGATCGTGGCCCAGGGAAGGATGATGGTCACTCCTTTCACAGGTCGATCGCCTCCCGCGCTGGCGATGGCCGGAAGGGCAGCACGTCGCACTGGAACCCGGCGGCTCCCTTGTGGCCGCCACCACCGCGCCTCTTGCACACTTCGCCGACGTCCACGTCGTCCCGGTCGCTGTAGAGCGAGACGGTCCAGCCCTTCCCGCGATACCCGAAGGCCAGCATGGCATCGTACTTGTTGCGGTCCCAGGCGGACTCAAAGAGTTTTGAGTTTGAAAGCAGCCTGTTCACAGCCAGGCACCTGAGGCCGTCCAGCATGACCGGGAAAGCCGCTGCGGCCATGTACTTGGCGTTTGACTGCGCCTCATACTCGAGGATGGCCTCGCCCTTCCAGATGATCCCGTCTACCTCCCAGTCCGGGAACTCGTCCGGCTCAAAGAAGCGGCCCCAGAATCCCTGGTCGTTCGGGTCTGTGTCGTAGGTCAGCATGCCGTAGTGGAACGCAAGTACCTGAGGGTTCTTCAGATCCCACACGTCGTACCGGCCCAGAAGGTGAACCGCCAGCGGTACCGGCGCCTTCTCCGGCTTGTCCCGCATGACGAAGTCCTGAATGTATTCCCAGGTAAGTTCGCAACCCGCCCTGCCAACCTCCCGAAGACCCGGAAGGGCCTTGTCGACGTGGCGGGCGATCGACTCATCGATGGCCGTCTTGTGATGGTCTATCCAGACCAGCGTGGCCAGGTTGGCCAAGCGGATCATGTCCTCAAAGGGCTGCAAGCTGAAGTCGACCATGAACACAGGCTCGTTCTTCTCGATCGCGTCCCAGGGGAACGGCTGGCCGTAGTTGATGCCGATGAGCTCGCATTCGGGGTAGAAGTGTTTCACGATGGCCCCGGAGCACTGGCCGTCGAGATCCGCCGAATGATAGAAACACTTCATGCCTTTGCCTCCCTGTCGATCCCGAGCCTGCTGAAAACGATCTTGCGCATGTCCTCGAGGTGCTTTTCTGTCGCCCCAAGCTGTCCGGCATTGCCTTCGCCGGAGCTGGGACGGATACCATCCACTACCCTCCCGTCACTATGTCCGCCTATGCAGAGGACGTTCATCGTCCATCCTCCAACGCGTCTCCGACACACGCTATGAAGGCCTCCACGACGGCCTTGAAGATGTAGTCCTTTATCCTCTGCCCGACGGGCAGCTCATCATAGGGGACGCAGCAAGGGTGTTCTTTCTTCTCGATGTCCTTGACTGGCCCGGGCTTCCATCCTTCTTCGATCTTTTGCTTGAGCCACGCCTCGTGGGTCTGCCGGGGAGTAATCTTGTCCTCGGCGTTCAGATGAAGCATCACGCCGTTGATTGCGCTGTCCTTCTGCCACTGAGGCGCCTCGTCCCAGGGAACCTGTGAATCATCTCCTGTGGCCGTGCAATATGCTCGGTTGGCCTCATGGCATATTATTGCGATCAGCTCGGGTCCGTATAACTCATCCGGGGGTACGCTCATATTGCTCTCCTTTCTTATTTCCTCGGGGGCTGAAAGCCTTCCAGGCCTTGAGCCCCGTAGAGGTTCACGCTTGTCGAGAAGACGTGGAAGGCATCGGCGCCATTGCTGGCCCAGTCGTGAAGCGGCTGGTTCCGGTAGCAGCCGTTGTGCTCGTCCCACTCCTTCCGGTAGTTCTCGAGGCACTTGATCCCCTCGGCGCATCTCTCCTCGTCGAAGATGCACAGGGGGAGGACTTCTCTCGTTGCCGCGATCTGGTCCTCCTTGATGACCACCGGCGCCGGCGTCGCCTTGATGCCGTACCTGGCCGCCTGCTGAACCCGTGTCTTTCCCGGGCCCCACTCGCGGACCTTGACGTCATGAGGGAACATGAACCGGCCGTACTCGTAGCCACGGTCCTGCTCACGCCGCCGGAGCTCCTTCGCGTAGTAGTCGAGGCCTTCACCGTTGTGCTCGAGGAAGTCGATCACGGCGAACACGCCGCCGCGGGGCTGCACGAACCAGATGTCGGTGGTGTCGTCGATGCCGATGTCCCAGTACGTGTCGACGGGGATGCCCGGGACGTGCGGGACCGATTTGATCCGGCCCTCGCGGTAGATCGCCTGGAACTGGTGGGTGAAGTAGGCGCCGACGATGGTCGTCTCGAAGGCCTCTTCCGGCGTTGACGGGTGCTCGCGCTTCATCTCGTCGCCCTGGATGACCCACTTCTTCGCGTACCACGCCTTCTGCCGCGCCGTCAGTCTGATGCCGCCCCTGATGACCTGGTTGCCGCGCCAGTGCTCCTTCAGGTTCTCGAGGGACGCGAAATACTCCTGGAGCTTGTCCGGGATCGGTACGTTCTCCGCGTCCAGCTGGTTGCGGGGATCCTCAAACCAGCCGTAGAAGAAGAACTTCATATCGAGGGGCGTGAGCGCGGTGTTGGAGATCCTGGCCTTCTTGGCTGTCTCGCAGAAGTCAAAGAAGTCGCCGCCCTTGCCCTCGGCGGTGGACTCAATGATGATCACCTGCCCGACGTGAACCGTGTTGAGGGCTCCGGTCTTGATCTCCTTTGCCTTCTCGGGGTACTTCCTGCAGGTCTTGCCGAACTCCGATATGTGGAGATACTGGTTCGTCGAAGACCTCATCGAGGTGCCGACGCGGATGGCGCTGTTGTTGTTGAACTTGAGCTCCCGGGTGCTCGAGGTGTCCGCCTTGCGCCAGGCCTTGAGCTCCTCGTCCAGGTTGTCGTAGGCGAACTTGATCTTGTCCTGGAAGAAGCTCTCGGCGTCTTCCCGGTTGTGGGCGATGATAGCGCAGCGGATGTTGTCGTTGAAGAGACAGGTATCGAGGAAGATGATGCAGACCTCGGTCGTGATGCCGTGCTGCCGGCTCTTCAGGATGATGGTGCTGTACCAGAGGTCCATGTAGAGGTCGAGCTGGACGGCGGTCATCTCGAACCTGACCTTCTCGCCCTTCTCGTTGATGATCCAGTAGAGGTTGTTCAGACGCCACAGCTGGTCGTCGAAGCGCTCCTCGATCTGCCGGTCGACGGCCTGGGCCGCGTTGTTAGTTTGAGCGCTCACTCGGGATCCCTTTCGTGTGGTTGCAAACCCTATCGAGGATGTTGCCCAGCGGGGTGCCGTCCGGGTTGCCGATGGTATGGTCAACCTTGTCCCTCATGTCCGTGCAGTTGACCGCGACGAACATGGCGAACTTGGTGTCATAGAGGCCGGCGAGGCCGTTGTGGATCAGGAATTCCTTCTGCAGAGCCTTCGCACGCGTATAAGCACCGAAAAACTCCGGGTGTTCCTTCGTCCAATTGAGAAGAGTGTCTTCGTCAACATCGATCGACCGGGCGAAGGCGGACAGCAAAGGCAACTTCTCGGGAACTTCCACCTTGTGCGTCGTGATCCCCTTCTTTGTGATCGAGGTTACCTCTTTCAGCGTGGTCGGGTCCTTGCTGAAGAAGGCGACGATCGCCTCACAATATTCGGGCTTGTACTTCGTCGGGCGCCCACCCTTGTTCTTGGAGGGTTTACGGGCGGGGCGGCCTGCCTTGCCTGTGGAGGCTTTGGTGGTCGCCCCTTTTGTGGGTTTTCGTGTGGAGATGGGGGGAGCCGCCTCAACGGGCTTCTCCCCCTTGCCGGTATTTGAAGCAGGAGGCTTCGACAAACGCATGTAGACAGTCTATCCGGTGGCTGTCACATGCGGACAGACCCCAAAGGGACCTCAAAGGGCCTTCAAAAGGACCTCAAAGGGACCTCAAAGGGACCTCACGAGCCAGAGTAGCCCGATTGACTCCAATTGAGTGTCCAAATTGACTGTGATTGATGGTCGATTCGTACCTGAAACCGGGTTTCAGTTGGTTTCAGGCACGTTCTCTGACCTGCTGTTGCGGAATTCGTCCCACCAGGAACTGAACTTCTCGGGGTCGATGTAGGGCTTGCCATTGACGTGCCTGTCGAGAGGAAGACCGTAGTCCTTCTCCCATCTCTTCACCTTCTGCCACTTGTGCTTATCGGACGTGGAAGGCTTCAGGTCCATGAATACTTTCAGGAAATCAATGATCGGCTTGCGGCCGACTATTTCGGGATCCTCAGGCATCTTTCTCCGTTCTTTGAGGCAGTGTCATCGTGAACATCTCCGGGTTATCGACAATGAGGGCATGGGTACCCGCCGCGAGACGCTGCACCGTGTCCTCGTCCAGACCAAGATGAAGCGCATATGAGATCTGGTGAAAGATCTCATGCAGCAAAGTCTCCTTATGTATCCCTTCATACCGCAGCTGTTGCCCAAGTTTCCCTCATGCCGAAGGTCCTTGTATTCGAACGTGTATGTGTGGCCGAGTATCTTGATAGTGTCCACGGCAGATTTCCTCCTACGACCCCACCGCCTTCATCCCCTGATGCAGATACCAGGCGACCTGCTGCTCGGGCGTCCGAAACTCCGCGTTTGCCTGCTCCTTGATCTTCTCGATGAACTCTTCCTTGCAGACAATCGTGATGAAGTCCTTGCCGACAAGGCCGATGGCCCGGCGCGGGGGGTTCGGCTTTTCCAGCTCGGGCGCGGAGCCGGTCGATCCCTTCTCCTCGTCCTTCCCCGGTTCGGGCGCCGGCGGCGTCTCAGTTCGGGGCTGCTTCGTTTCATCTTTCGGCTGCTTCGTTTCACGTACAGGCTTCTTCTTCTCAGGCTTGTCTGGGTATCCCCCGGCAGCCGCCTTAATCCTCAGGGCCACGTCCCGGGGATCCTCGCTCTTCACGTAGCGGTATTTCATATACTGCCGATAGGTGATGCCGTACTCGGCCTTGAAATCCTGGGCGCAAAGACCGAGAAAAGCACCGATCTTCGTGCAACCTTCGACCTTACATTGCGGATTCCTTGACATGATTGGTTCCTCCTGTTTCGGTTTACAATCCTTCGCCGCCATTTCCTCCGTGATGACGGCCTGTTGCGCCGGTTCTGGAATATTCTTGGAATAATTCGACCGTTCTTTTACACTTTCTTCGTCCACCGCGAGACCGCTACCGGGACGGCCTCGAGAGGCCGTGGACGAGGCGTGTTCCTTCGCGCTAATATTTTCTGCAATCCGGGAGCTTCCACCGTTAGTGGCTCCGTTTTTCTGAATGCTTTCAACGACCTGCAGCGGGCTTTGTCCTTTTCCGTCAGAATTATTAGCGGACCCGAACCAGCCAGCTAAGAAGGTCTCTCCGGCCCTCTTCTCTCTGACCTCGCGCGGTTCCACAAACGGAAACCTGGCGCGCACCCCGACTATGGCGTAGTTCCCGCAAAAATGGCAAGAAATCTCGTCGCCCACCACCCTGACCTGGTCAGTTCGGTTACACTTCCCACACTCGAGGGGCAACTCGCTGGCCATCTGGAGACGGAGCTCGTCCATCAGGCGCGGACCTCCTCTACCGGGTACAACTTCATCGGCCTTTGGCTCCTGTCGACCCGAACGCCCTTGATCACACCGTCCTCTATCCAGGCCACGATCGAAGAGTTGGCGACCGATTCCTTCCGGTAGTGGTGTTTGATGCCAGCCAGCAGTTGACTCATGCTGCAGCCCGGGTTATGAGACACGTAGGCCTGCACGTTCCGGGCGGTTTGCCTGAAGGGTGTCCAATGTCCACCCGAAGAGCTGCCGGCGTTGCAGAACGTCTTTTGCTCTTCGTGTAACTCCACTCCGGCGACCCTGCGGAAGAACTGGGGACGCAGGCGCTCGTTTACGATGCCCCCTGGCCACACAGTTATCAAGCCGGCGCCAAGGGCCTTGAACACCTTGTATGGAACGGCTCGCCTCGCCCCAACTGGAACCGCTGCCGATGTCATGTGGGCGTGACCCACACGGTCATCGAGTTGCTTCAGAAGCTGGATGCTCATACTCAGCTTTGTCTCAATCAACCATGTGACGGCTCTCTGTTTCGCAACGATATCAGCCACGCCGCACCCAACCGGAACCTCCTGGTAGACTTCCCAACGGAGGTCCCGAAGCCAGGCGACAACAGCCGCGGCGAGCTCTCGCTCGGATGTGAAGGCGCCGGACATCAGGCAGCCACCATCCGGCTGAACGCCTCGTAATGCCAGTACTTCGGTGCTCCCCGGACCTTCTTGTCTTCCTCGCGCTTCTTGTGTTCCACCCCGATGAAGACGAACTCCGGGTACATGGCGGCCGCGACCTTGATCTTGACCCGGGCGTCTTCTTCCCAAAAGCCCTTCGTTTCGTGCAGCTCGATGTGGTCATCGAACGTGACGACAAAGTCGGGCGTGTAGAACGTGTTCGCCGCAAGCCGCAGCTTCATGGCTTCGAAGCGGTAGTTCACGATCTCCCCGCTGCGCCTGCGCTCCTCAAGGACCTCATCGGCATACAACTTCTCCAGGGAACCCATGCTCCCGGGGATGGGCTGCGGCCGCGGTCTGATCCTAACTCCTCTCACGCCTTTCCCTCCCTTATCTTCCGCTGGCAGGTGAGGAAATACCCCTGCACCCGCTTCATGTGGTACTTCTGCTGGCCGATGTCGTCAGCGAAGACGGCCTTTTCCATCGCCGCGATCTCATCCTTGATGACCCGGTGGTACTGCCACAGGGTTTTCCGGGACCATATTTCATCAAGCGTCACCGCCTGTCGGTCGATCCATGCTAAGAGTTCCTTGATAAGCATCATGTGGCAGCTCCAGTTCCTCGGGCTCGTGCGGGAAATCGGGGTCGGGCGGCGGGACCAGCGAAAGCCCGCCCCCTCCTGTAGGTCCGGGCGACTTGCCGGCGCCGGCTGCGCGCCTTCTCAGTGACTTTTTGTACTCGTCGATGGTCACGGGTCCATCAAACCCGGCTCCCGGGAAGTCCTTTGCCAGCTTGCCCAGGAGGTCCTTCAGCGCGATCTCCCCTTTGATCATCGCATCCATCCCCGCTATGCAGGCCCTGGCCATGGTGTCACAACGGCGCCGACTGCACGAGTAGCACTTGCGGACAAGACAGTCATCCTCAAGGCCCTCCATGCTCCAGAACTTCTTGACCTCCTCGAGGTCCTGGGCCTTTGCCTTCTCCTCCTCCTGCTCGCGGCGGATCATGCGGTGGTAGTTGAGACGCCGGACGAGAAGGGGATAGGAGAGCTTCAAGGTGTCGGATTCGGTCACGTCCTCCATGACCTTGACGAGGTCGTCGTTCGTGTAGTTCTTACAGATCCGGTCGTAGATGAGGTCCTGCGCGGGCTTCTTCAGGTTCGAGCCGGTGAGAAGGATTGCCTCTCCCATCTTTCGCAGGTAAAGCTCCTGGCTGATCATGAGTCCCCCTTGTACTCAGGATTTACGAGGTATTTCATCTTCTCCTCCTCCGTCATGAGGTGCGGAGGATAGTAGAGAGGATCGTCACCGTATTCGGCACGGGCGGCTTCCCAGGCTTTTTGTTTCTCGGACTTCGGGCGGGTGCCGTTGCCGTCGCTTCCCGACGTACCAGAGATGAGCTTGTTGATCTGAGTTTTGAACACGCCTATCGACCGTCCCGCCTGACAGATAAACGGATCGTCGGATCGCATAAACACATCCCAGAGCCCTTTCAGCCTGTCCAGGCCATAGGTGCTCAGGAGCTTTTTCACGAGAGCCCCGTCCTTTTTCCCGTCAACGAGCATTTTTTCACGAAAAATATTCTCGAAAGTTTGAAAAGCATAATCGATAAAACTCTTAACGTCGGGGTCAGGCGGTTTCCCGTTTTTGGGAATGCCGCCAATAGGTTTTAAATCTTCTAAGTTTTTTGTAGTATGTGAAGAAGAAGAAGAAGAAGAAGAAGAGTTACCCTCCGGTTT